AAAGGTTGAAGAAAAAAAACCTAAAGTTGAAACTAAAAAAGATGAACTAGAGGAGTATAGTGAAAGCGTTAAAAAACGTATTGCTAAACTAACTCATAAAATTAGAGAAGCTGAAAGACAAAGAGAAGAAGCTATTAATTTTGCTCATTCTGTTAAAAGAGAAAAAGATCAGATTGAATCAAGATTATCTAGAACAGATCAAAGATATGTTTCTGAATTTGAAAGCAGAGTTAAATCTAGTTTAGATAATGCAAAAGTAGCTCTTAAATCAGCTATTAATGCTGGAGACATTGATGCTCAAGTTTCAGCTCAACAACAAATTGCAGAGTTAACTTTAGAGGCAGCTAGATTAGGTGCTATTAAATTTACTCAACAAGACGTTGTAAAAGAAAAAGAAGTTACAATAACTCCTCAACAAACAAATCAAACACCACAAACTGATCCTAAAGCAGAACAATGGGCTGCTAAAAACAATTGGTTTGGTAATGATTCAGCAATGACTTATACTGCGTTTGATTTACATAAAAAACTTGTTGAAGAAGAAGGATTTGATCCTAGAAGTGACGAATATTATGCAGAAATTGACAAAAGAATAAGACTTGAGTTTCCGCATAAATTTGCTATAAAAGAGGACATATCTACAGAAAGTACAAATAAACCTGTACAGAATGTAGCTTCAGCGAAACGTCCATCGCAAACAGGACGCAAAAAAACTGTGAGACTCACACCATCACAAGTAGCAATTGCTAAAAGATTAGGTGTGCCACTCGAAGAATATGCGAAACATTTAACCACGAAGGAGGTATAGGCATATGGAAAAAGACAAAAACATTAAGACTTCCCGTGCGAGCGAAACTAGGACTAAAACAGATAGACCTAAAGTTTGGACTCCACCATCATCTCTGGATGCACCACCTGCGCCAGACGGATTTAGACATAGATGGATAAGAGCCGAAAGTGTTGGCTTCGATGATACGAAGAACATTTCAGGTAAATTGAGATCTGGTTGGGAATTTGTTAGAGCGGATGAATATCCTAATTCTAACTATCCGGCAGTCAAAGACGGCAAATACGCAGGAGTGATTGGAGTTGGTGGCCTATTGCTGGCTAGGATACCTGAAGAGATCGCAAAATCTCGCGAAGAGTACTTTGCAAAAAGAACTCAAGATCGAGAAGAAGCTATTACAAACGATCCTTTTAAGGAACAGCATCCAAGTATGCCAATCAGTAAAGATAGGCAGACTCGTGTAACTTTTGGTGGCTCAAAGAAAAACTAATTATTTAGTAATTCCTAACCACAAAGTTTAAATAAACTTAAGGAGAAAAAAATATGGCAAACTCAACGGCTGCCTTCGGTTTTAGACCGCTAGGCAAACTTGGTGGGAATCCAGCTGCAGGCGGACAAGATCAATTTGTGATCGTGGACAATTACAGCTCGTCTATTTTTCAAGGAGATATTGTTAAACTTAATGCAACAGGTGGAGTTATCGTAGTAGATACTTCATCCCTGTCTAGTGTATTAGGTGTATTCAATGGTTGCTTGATAGAATCGGATCCATCAACTAAAAAACCAAAGTTCGTTAATTTTTACTCACAAACGAATATCACTCAAGGTGAAATTCAGGCGTTTGTAATAACGGACCCAAATCAACTCTATCTCGTTAAATCTACGGGAACTGCTCTAGGAACAACTGCAGTTGGAACTAGTTTTGATCAAGTATATGCAGCAGGTAATACTAATAATGGTATTTCTGGCGCTTATCTTGATTTAGCTACTTCATCTTCAGCGGCTAATGGACAAGTTACTGTGGTGAATACTTCACCATTTATAGGTAACGAAGAAGCTGTAACAAATGAAGATTTCATTGTTAGAGTTTCGAAGAGTCATCAATTACTATAACAGGAGAATATAAACTATGGCTATCTCAAGATCACAACTAGTTAAAGAACTAGAACCAGGTTTAAACGCTCTGTTTGGACTTGAATATAAACGTTATGACAGCGAACACGAAGAAATCTTCGTGAAAGAAACTTCTGACAGAGCTTTTGAAGAAGAAGTTATGTTATCTGGTTTCGGAAACGCTGCCATCAAAGCTGAAGGATCTGGTGTCAACTACGATCAGGCACAAGAAACTTTCACTGCTAGATATACGCACAATACTATAGCTCTTGCATTCGCGATCACTGAAGAAGCGATCGAGGACAACTTGTATGACAGACTAGCGTCTAGATATACAAAAGCATTAGCTAGATCTATGGCGAATACAAAGCAGGTAACTGCGGCTAACGTATTGAATAACGGATTCAGCGCTTCCCATTTAGGTGGTGACGGATCTCCTTTATTCTCTACGACTCACGCTACAATCTCTGGAACATTTAGAAACACGCTTGCAACACAAGCTGATTTAAATGAAACATCTTTAGAGCAGTCTTTAATAGATATTGCTGCTTTCACAGATGAAAGAGGTTTAAAAATTGCAGCTCAAGGTATGAAATTAATCATCCCTTCTGAACAGCAATTTACTGCAGACAGATTAATGTCTTCTGCTGGTAGAGTTGGAACAGCTGACAATGATATCAATGCAATCAAAAACATGGGAATGATTCCACAAGGTTATGTTGTGAACCATTTCTTAACTGATTCTGATGCATTCTTCATCATTACAGATGTACCAAATGGCTTAAAATACTTTGAAAGATCCCCAATTAGAACTTCTATGGAGGGAGATTTTGAAACTGGTAACGTAAGATACAAAGCTAGGGAGAGATACAGCTTCGGCTTCTCTGACCCAAGAGGTGCTTTCGGTTCATCAGGATCGTAAGAACTTTTATTATAGGGCGGGCTTGACCCGCCCTATAATTCATTATAAAAACATCCGTGAGAAGATGAAAACCTACCTAATAAAAGTATTTCTAGACGGCATAAAAATCCAATTTACCTTGGAATCTGAACCTATTTCTGTTACAGAAATATTACACCAGAAAGTACTTGACTTTCTGGGAAAAATAAGTAAAGAACAACTAGAGAAATTAATTAATCGTAATGAGATGAGTAATTTCTCTTATATAACCTATGAGGAGGTTGAACGTGACATCATTGTCCCAATCACTTCTGGCCAAGAAAATAGACTTGGAATCACAGTGGAACAAGTCTTATCTTGAACAGGGAAAACTAACGACTGATATGCAGTGGTTAGAAGTTGAGTTGAAGGAAGTTAAAAGACAAATTCTTCAACAGGATCAAGAAGCCGCTAGACAAGAAAATAACCTTGTTTTAAGCGAAGAAGAAGATCCAGCATTTATAGCTAGTTAAACTAGTTATATAATTGTAATAAAAGTGAGAGAAATATAAGCCACCTCTTGCTCTTTTTAAAAAATTAAGCTATATTTATACAACTATACATTAACTTCTAATCTAGACGCGTATAGTCGACGGCCTAGAGACTAGATTGGAATAACTAGGAGAACATAACTATGGCAACAACATCATTCCAAGGGATCGTAAGATCGTATTGGTTCATCAGCATCAACTGGTGCTACATTCGTTTTACCAAAAGGTGCTATACCAATTTCTTTTACAGTGGTTGTGCCATCATCAGGTGCAAGTTCAACTGTGGATATTGGAACAACAGCTGACGTTGATGGTTTTTTTAATGAAGTAGCTTCGGTTACAAAAGGATCAATCAAAGGTGCAGATGGTGCTTTAGTAGTAGCAGCTGGTCTTTCAGCTAATGCAACTGTAGCAGCTTCTGTTGGAGCAACTGCTGGAACTGGAACAGTTACAGGAATATTCACATATACAATTGCGGATAATGCTCAACCAGGCGAATCACAGTCGCTATAATAAATTAATTTAAGGAGCTCGAAAGAGCTCCTTAATACAAGGAGATAAAATGAGTTACAAAAGTGATGTAAAACCAGTTTTTATTAATTCTGCAAATTCAGTTGCTTTTGCAGGAAGAACAAGACTTCGAGGATATGTTGTTCAATCAACAGGAAGTTCGGGAACATTAGTTATTAATGGTTTAGTAAATGCTACAACTGTCAGCTCTTCAACTAATACACAATTATTTTTTACAGTATCTGTTGGAGCAGGACAAACTGAAGCTTTAAATATTCCAGAAGATGGAGTTTTATATTCTGCAAATAATGGAACTGGTGTTGTAGACGGTATTGGTGTAACAGCTAACGCTTCATCTTTAACGGCGATATTATTTATAGACAAGTAGGAGAGTAGATGACTACTTCCGGAACTACAAGTTTTAATCTTGAACTAGATGAGCTTTTTGATGAAGCTTATGGACGTGTAGGTATTGGAGGAACTAGATCTGGTTATCATTTAAAAGCAGCAAGAAGAAATCTTAATATTTTATTATCGGAGTGGGATAATAGAGGTGTTCATTTATGGAAAGTCAAATTAGCTGCAATTCCATTAGTATTAGGACAAGCTGAATATAATTATGCATCAGATCCTACAAATTATCCAAATGATATTAACGATGTATTAGAGGCATATATTAGAAATAATACTTCACCTAGTGCTTCACAACCCACAGATACTTCATTAACTAAAATAGATAGATCTGCTTACGCCGCATTACCAAATAAATTATCACAAGGAACACCTTCTCAATATTATGTACAAAGAACTACTAGTCCAAGTATATTTTTATATCAAACACCAGGATCTGGATTTTCTAGTGCATCAACACCAAGTAATTTTCAATTAAAATTTTATTATCTTGCAAGAATTGAAGATGGTGGAGCTTACACAAATACTCCAGATGTTGTATTTAGATTTTTACCATGTTTAACTTCTGGTCTTGCTTATTATTTAAGTATTAGTTACCGACCAGAAAAAACTGAAATGTTAAAATTAATTTACGAAGATGAAATGCAAAGAGCTTTACAAGAAGATGGTCAACGTACCTCGTTATTTATATCACCAAAAACATTCTACGGAGATGGTGTATAATGACAACTTTTGCTACAGGTAAGAAAGCTTACGCCATATCAGATCGATCTGGCCAACGATTCCCGTATGATGAAATGGTGACCGAGTGGAATGGATCATTTGTTCATTATACAGAATACGAACCAAAGCAACCACAACTTGAACCAAAAGTACCAGGCAACGATCCGCAAGGATTGCTCAACGCACGACCAGATCGTGTAGAGCCATTGTCAGTTGTATTATTAGCTTTCAATCCATTATTATCAACAGCAGGAAGTTCTACTATTTTAATTAATGAACCTGGTCATGAAAAAACAACAGGAGATAAAATTATACTTACAAATGTAAATGCGATTAATGGATTTACTAATGCAATGTTAAATACAACACTTGGATTTTCGTTAACGGTGGTAAATACTAATCAATATACAATCAATGGACAAACTACCGCGAGCGCGGGCGGGAACTTTGGTGGTCAACCTTCCGTTGGTCCTTCTGCAGTTGCATTACCTAATAATGCTTTTGAAATAACGGCAG